TTTTGGATATGCAAGTGCATATCCAGCCAAATCACGGTCGGCGTAAGCCCTCGATCCTCACTGCTCGACCAGAACGTGGGGTTAGAGGAGCGTTTGTACGGGTATCACAGACTTTCAAATCCCAAAATAGCCATGCCTGATCCACAAGGTGAGTGGGTCATTTGCGACCGATCAGAACTTGCTTCGATGGTCAAAAAACATAATTTAGAAACTGTTGAAGTGCCTCGCGCACCGGAGCCGTATAAAGGATGATGAACGACCAGATAGGGTTTCAGCTTGGCCAAGTCATGGTCTCAACGACCGATAATCGTGGTCATGACGCAGAGTTTTGGGCGACCGAGACAACCAAGAAGATTGTAGGCATTTCTTCAGAGGCAGACCCGCATATTCGACAGCAGGCAGAGGCTTTCAGAAACCAAGTTTATACTCTAATATTGCTCGGGATGAAGAGTGCCATAGCCTCAGATCGAGTCACGCTGCAAGGTGTTTTAGCGAGTCAAGGTCATGAAGAGATGGCGAAAATAATCAGGGAGCTTTAACCATGGCCATTACCAGCGCGATCCCGACTAGCTTCAAACAGGAGCTTTTAGTCGGTACTCACAATTTTACGGCGACTTCTGGCAACTCTTTCAAGTTGGCGCTTTATACAAGTTCGGCAACCTTGGGTGCAAGTACGACTGCGTTTACAACAACAGGTCAATCAAGCGGAACCAACTACACATCTGGTGGCTCAGCACTCACGTCAGTCACCCCGACTACGAGTGGGACCACAGCCGTGTGTGACTTCTCCGACTTGACGTTCTCTAACGCAACTGTTACGGCGCGCGGATGCATGATCTATAACGACACGCAGTCAGATAAGGCTTGTGCGGTGATAGATTTTGGCGGAGACAAGACTAGTACGGCAGGTGATTTTACGGTCGTCTTCCCCAGTCCGACTGCTACCGGCGCAATCATCCGACTGGCTTGATAACCTGTGGCGCTGCAAACCCTCGAGTTTCAGCCCGGAGTCAACAAGGAATCCACCGACTACAGCGCGAAAGGCGGCTGGGTAGACGCAAACCTTGTTCGGTTCCGCAAAGGTCGTGTTGAAAAAGTAGGCGGCTGGCTCAAGCTTGGATCAAACAGTTATCTAGGCACCGGCCGTGCTTTGCACTCGTGGATCTCGCTTGGTGGCACTCGTTTTTTGGGCGTTGGCACGACCTTCAAATATTACATCGAAGAGGGTTTCTCGTATAACGATGTTACTCCGATTCGGTCTACCACTAGCGCAGGTGACGTGACCTTCAGTGCCACAAACGGCAGCAGCACGATTACAGTCGCCGACACCAGCCATGGAGCAGTCAGCGGAGATTTTGTTACCTTCAGCGGGGCAGTGTCTTTGGGCGGGAACGTAACCGCCGATGTGCTCAACCAAGAATATCAAATCGATTTGGTCACCAACGCCAACGCTTACACGATCACAGCAAAAGATACGAGCGGTACAACCGTCACAGCAAATGCAAGCGACAGCGGTAACGGCGGCAGCAGTGTCGTTGGCACCTATCAGATCAACGTCGGCTTAGATACTTACGTCGCGTCTGCAGGTTGGGGTTTAGGCACTTGGGGTGCAGGAGGCTTTGGTTCTGCGTCAGCGATTAGCGCCGTCAACCAACTCCGCCTTTGGACACATGACAATTTCGGTGAAAACCTAATCATCAACGTGCGCGGGGCTGGTATTTATCGCTGGTTAGAAAACAGCGGCACGAGTGTAAGGGCGGTGGAGTTGTCTGGTATCACTGGCGCTACTGGCGTCCCCACTGTTGGGCTGCAAGTGATCACGTCTGAAACCGATAGACATTTGATCGTTTTAGGCTCTGATCCCCTCTCGAGCGGGTCTCGTACCGGCACGGTTGATCCTATGTTGGTCGCGTTCAGTGACTCAGAAAACGAGCTAGATTTCTTGCCGACTGCCACCAATAGCGCCGGCTCTGTGAGGTTGAGTAGCGGGTCGTTCATCGTTGGCGGCATCAAGAGCAGACAAGAGATTTTGATTTGGACTGACACATCGCTTTATTCGATGAACTTCATAGGTCCGCCGCTCACGTTTGCTATCAACCTCGTCAACGAAGGCGCTGGACTGATTGGGCCAAAGGCCGCAGCGAACGCGCCGAATGGCGTCTATTTCGCCAGCAAAACTGGATTCTATTTTTATAACGGATCAGTGCAAAAGCTGCCGTGCCAAGTGCAAGAGTATGTCTTCAACGATCTCGACCTTGGCCAAGCGTTTAAGTGCCACATGGGTGTGAACTCAGAATATGGCGAGGTCTGGTTTTTCTATCCAAGTGTTGAGGACGATACAGGCGAGGTAAGTCGTTACGTCATTTACAATTACGAGGAGAACCACTGGTCGATTGGTAGTTTGATCAGATACGCATGGCTAGACGCAGGCATCGAGGACCAACCGTTAGCGACTGCTAAAACGTCCAGCTCAAACTGCGTTTTCGAGCACGAGCAAGGATACAACGACAACGACTCGGCAATGTCTGGTGTATTCATCGAGTCGGGTGATCTGGACATAAGCTCAGGAGAGGCGTTTAGCTTTGTAAAACAAATCATCCCAGACATGAAATTTGTGCAGGATACTGGTGCCACCAACACCCCTGCCATGAACATCGTTTTGAAACGAAGAGACTTCCCCGGCCAATCTCTCACAACAGACTCGACCACTCAGGTCACGCCAACGAGTACGTTCAGTAACGTGCGTAGCCGCGCGCGACAAGTCGTGTTCAGGTTTGAGTCAGATGATGACAACACAGCAGACAACCAGCTCGGGTACAAGTGGAGACTAGGCTCGACGCGCATTGATATCCAACCCAGTGGGCGACGTGGGTGAGCAGCATATTACAAACGAGACTGCCGCTCGCACAGGGCGAAACAGTATCGTCGGATGTGTTCAATCGCATGATTCGGGTGTTGGAATTGAACCTCTCAGCGGTCGATATCAACATTTCACCGCACTTCAATGCGACTGAAATCAGCGAACTTCAGTTTGCTACAGGGGCGATTATCTTTAATACTACAAACGGGATTCATCAAGCTTTCGATGGCACTCAGTTCCGCGACCTGTATAGCCATCAGACGTATCCGACAGGCCAAACAATTACGAGCGCGGTAGGTGCAGTAACGGTGACCATATCATGAACCAGATGCTTCAACAGAGAATCCAAAACCTCATGGGCGATGATCCTATGCCTCCGATGGGTATGCAGGCAGGTGGAGAGGTAGACGCCATGCCGGCGGCTATGGCACCCAATCAGGATGCACAACTTGCCAGCGCAGCTATAGACGAATTCATGATGGCGGCAGACACTGCAGACTCGCCTGAAGAGGCCGACATTGCGCGCGCGTTAGCGGAAAAAACTCGAACGGCTGCTCAAGCGCCGATGGCAGACTTAGCGGCAGAGCTTGCTGCACAGGGACGTAACGGAGACTCAGTGCTTGCTCACCTGACACCCGGTGAGGTTGTGTTGCCGGCTGAGATGTTTGACGACCCACAGTTTGAAGCGACAGTCGAAAGCCGGTTCAACGAGTTAGACCTTGATCCAGAGCGATATGTGGTCGGTATGGGCATCGCGTCGTTGAACGCCAACACAGGTTTGGAAGAGTTTTTCCTGAAGAAGATTGGAAAGTTCTTCAAAAAGGTTGTGAAGAAAGTGGCTCCGATTGCTGGACCGCTTGCTAATTTCATTCCGGGCGTTGGTCCTTTAGTGGCCGCTGGTATAGGGGCTGCGACTAATCTTGCTGCTGGTAAGGGTTTGAAAGGTGCAATAGCGGGAGGTCTAAGCGGATATGGCACAGGCAAGTTCTTAGGAGGTATCGGTAGTCTGGGCAGCGTTGGAGGCAACGCTGTTTCTGGTTTGAAAGGAGGCTTTGCAGATTTAGGTTTTTTTGACAAATTTAAGGCGCTTGGATCAGGAGTAAAATCTGGAATCGGCAGTTTGTTTGGTGGAGGCGCTGGTGGGTTGCCGAAGGGAATGACTCAAGAGCAATACTTAAATTTAAGTAATGCAGACAAGATAAAAGCCTTAGAGCAAGCGGGGATATCACTGCAGGACTTTGAAAAACTATCGAATCAAGGTCTTTCAGCGGAGGAGATATTCAAAACTGTAGGTCGTGATGGCACTCAGACTACACGCAATCCGATCCTCTCATTTTTAGACGATAAGTTAGGTTTAGATCCAAGCGGAAAGGGCTTAATAGGTTCGCTTACAAATATCGGTGGCGGTGAAGGCGGCGGAATTGGTCTGGGCGGGGCAGGCATAGCAGCACTCCTTGGAAAGCTTGCCTACGACGAAGCCAAGAACAGAAAAGGCGTTCCGCTCACACCCCTGACCCAAATGGATGCCGCTGGTAGATACAATATCGAGGCAGAGATTGCCAGACGCATGGGTAAAGAGCGGCCTTCCCCCGAGGAGTTTGGCCTGCTGCCGGCGGGGACTATGCCCCAGCTCTCCGGGGGGAGACCAACAATGAAACAAGCGACACAGGGCATGATGAACGGTGGAATGGTGATGCCCATGCGTTACGCCGAAGGCGGTAACGTAGCAACCGAAGACTTCGAGCGCATGAATGGGGACATCAACGGACCCGGCACTGAAACGTCTGACGATGTGCCAGCTATGCTCTCCGATGGCGAGTTTGTAATGACAGGCAGGGCTGTGCGAGGCGCAGGGGCGTTCGACATGGCTAAGGGCGATGGTGGAATCATCACGCTTACGCCCAACAAAGACGAAGACCGAGATCGCGGAACCGCACTGATGTACGACATGATGAGTTTATTTGCCGAGTTTGCGGACAAACCCGAGCCAAAGAGAGCTAAAAAGAAATGAGCATCATGACGCCGGCACAATTGCAACGGGTTCGTAAGTTTCAAGAAGGCGGGACTGCGGCAACAATTGACGAAATAATGGCCTCTCCTGAATATCAAGACGCTCTGAAGCGTATGCAAGACTCTCAAGGTCAGGACGCAGAAGCACTACAGATTTTGACTAATTTCTCTAAACAATTTCAACAGATGTCAGAAGGGCAGGGTGGCGCTGGCGCTAATGTCCGCACCGCAGATTTTCAAGATGCTGATGGTAATGGCATTGATGATCGAGACGAGGGGGGTGCGACGACCACTACTTCAGCCGGTAGTTCAGAATTACCGTTCGTTGAGTCTATTCAACGCTCCGACCGTCAGCTTGACCCAATCACGCAACAACTATTGTTTGGATTGGCAGGTGAAGGCGGATTCATACCCGGCGCGTTTAGAGCCGCTGAGCGTGTTTTCTTTGACGATCAAGGTCGTCCGCTTGTTATCCCGCAAGAGATTGCTGGTCTCACACCTGACCAGATTCGAGCCGCACAGTTGGCGCGACAAAGCGTCGGCGTACAACAACCGTTTATTCAGGAGGCTGCACGAGAGGCAAGGGCAGGCATAGGCGCGCTCGAAGGTGGACTCACCGATCAAG